AGTTGAGCCTGCGAACTACGGCTTCGGCTCCTCGGCCACCCTCGCGTCCCGTCCCTTCGTCCTCGCGCACACCCGCACAAATATCTTTCAGTCTGCTACAACCGCTTCTGGGACTATGACCCCGACTGCTTCTACGGCGACTACCCAAACTGGACAAGGATGGGTTGATGCTACAGGCACACCGTTGGTGGATGCAGATCGTGCATTGCCGTGGGTGATGCGAAACCACGACTGGATTTATCCGGTGAAGGTGCCCAACGCCTACGACCGGATCTACATTTTCCCGATCTACACCATCGAAGCCCGAGCTACATCCTCTCTTAGACTTACGGTAGATAATGCAATCAATGCGGCGGTCCTACCGTTTGGTTTGTTTCCCGAAACCCGTAGACACACCACATCAAACACGTTGGTAGATACGGGTTCCAGGTTCCCGGATGACTTGATGGATAGGCTCCTTATTGCAGACCCGGTGGAAAGCACTGCACCACTTGCTGTGTCCAACTTGCCGAGCACAAGGACCAACGGCATCTGGAACGTGCTTCCACCTTACAGCGCAAACTTCACAACCTCTCACTTCACGAACACCAATTCCGAAGTTAGTCCTTCGCACATTGCGCGGTCAACTGTGGGCACCAACGGAAAGATTGGCTCAGCCTACAAGCTCCCCAGTGACAGCAGCATCTCTAAATCAACTACCACTGTTTACCAGTCAACCAACTCTCGAATTACGACGGGTCCTGTCGTTGTCGGGCAAGGTCTGGAGTTTCAGACCTTGGGTACTGAAGAGATCGTTGCAGTGCCGGTCATGGCGCCTGCAACCATTACCTGGACTGTGCCTGCGGTTGGGGACAAGTTTCGCCTGCACTGGTTCCTGATGGGTGTGTTCTTGGGGTGAACCATGACCGACGAATCAAAGCGCAACTCACAACTGATTGCTTCATGGGCCCAGTTCGTGGCGATCTGCATCGGCATCGGCACCATCCTGGTGTACGTCGGCCGCAAGGACGCGCAGCTGATGACCACCACGGATCAAGTGGGAGAACTTCAGAAGATCGTGACAGATCTGGCGAAGACGCAGATTGTCTCCACGCTGAAGGACGAACATCAAAGCGAGCAGATCCAAGATCTGTTCGATCGAGTCACCAAACTTGAAGGAGTTCGGAAATGAAGGGCAGCTGGAAGACCACCACCGTCGGAATCCTCACCGCCATCGGCATCATCGCGACCCAACTCTCGTACCTGTTCGATACCGATCCCGAGACCGTGTTCAATCTGCAGGCTGTGTTCGCGGCGCTCGGAGTGGCGGGCATCGGGTTCTTCGCTCGCGACAACAATGTGAGCAGCGAGCGGGCGGGGGTCAAGTGACGTGCTCGACCGGATCCTCGCGCAGATCGCCCTCGCGCTCTTCGATTACCTCGCCCGTCGCATGGAGCGTGGCTCCGTGGCGGTCGATGCTGACCTGGATTGGAATCGTCTTCGTCGCGCTGGCGCTCGTATCGATGACTGGCTGCGGGCGAACGGTGCTGGTCCGGGAGGGAAGCCCGGTACGGATCGGCCCGGATGCGAAGGCAAAGGTGTATGCGTTTGTCGGAGGCGAATGGGTGCTCAGCCAGAACAGGGTCGAGGTTCCTGAAGGCTGGTATCTGGTGCCCCCCTCGTTCGTCGATTTCCACGAGGGTCTACCCCCTCCGTGACCAAGGCCCATAACAAGTTGGCCTTTCAACCGGAGACACCAGGGGACCTGGGGGTCAAGTGGTACACCACCGGCCAAATCGCCAAGCGCCTCAGCGTATCCCCGACGACGGTGAGCAAGTGGATCGACTCCGGCAGATTGATCGGGATCAGACTCCCCGGCTCGAAGGACAGGCGCGTCCACCCCAAGGCCCTTGAGGAGTTCGAGCAACGGACGGGGTTCGCGTTTGCCAGAGGCGCAGGCAGAAGTAAGGGGGGCTGAAGTGTGGACCCACGCTACAGCCGGAACCCCGCCGACCACCTCGGCTTCCTGATCTGGTGGTGCCGTGACGCCCACAAGAATCACCGGTTCAAGGCGTGGTCCCATGATGAGCTGCTGGCGGAGACGTACCTCCAGGCCCATCGGCTTCTCAACACCACGTTCGATCCGGACAAGGCGACCGTGGTCACCTTCCTGAAGGCATTCCTCTGGGGTGCCGTTTACTACGCATACTGGAAGGAAAGGGGATACCGGTTCACTGCCGACGGAGTCACGCCCAAAGTCCCCTTGACAAACAACACAGACAGTGAATATGTTGCCGTCTCCTTCGACCACCTCCAGATGGAGTTCCCGGAGTTGACCGACGAGGAGTGGCTGGTGGTCCGCCTGCGGGCCGAAGGCTACACGATGAGCCAGATCGCAGACGTGCTCGGACTGAAATCGCCCCAGTCCGTGAACAACCGGCTCATCAAGATCAGGGCGAAGTTCACCAACCGAGACGAGAAGAATGCCCCCAGAAACAAAGCCAATCCCCCTCCCGACCGACCACGGACGCAGCGCTCGGGTCTACCTTGAGTCCGAAGGTCTGGTCAGCAGGATCCCCGCGATCCGCTCATCCGACTACAGCTCCGCGCTCTCCGACCCCTTCGGCTACTACGTGCGCCGCCGGCTCGGCCTGATCCCCGCGCTATCGTACTCCGAAGCCCTGTCCCGAGGATCGTACTTCCACACCCTGTTCGCCCTCTACGACCGCGACGATCGCGGGCCCATCTTCAAGCGTCAATGCTCCTCCCGCATCGACGAGCTCAACAAGATCTGCCGTGATCTCCGCATCTCCGACAACGCCCGGATGGAGGCAGTCCAGAACGAGCGCATCGACCAAGCCTTCGCATCCGCCTGGTACCACGCCTTCGAGACCCTCCCCTGTCTCAGCGGGAGCTCCGCGCTCGACATCCTCTCCGACAACTACATCAAGCTCGGTGCCGAAGTCCGACTCACCTGGCAGGACCCCCGCTTCCCACGCACCCCACAGGTCGTGCAGTTCGACCTGCTCCTCCTCAACCGGAAGACCAACAAGCTGTGGATCGTGGACGCGAAGACGACCGCGCAACCCCCACTGATCCGGTTGGCTACCGTGAAGGAGGAGTTCCAGACCCAGCACTACCTGCACGGTCTCGAATGGTTCTTCGAGCGCGGCCTCCTCCAGAAGCAGTACAACCTGCCCGAGGACGTGACCATCGGCGGCATGATGCACGTCGCCATCTTCAAGCCCTCGATCCAGTTCGGCCAGTCCGACCGGGACTCCCACTGGGAATCCGAAGGCAAGCGCACCGGCATCTCCGGCCGCATCATCCGGTCGCCGGTCCACCTCCAGGCCGACGGTGAGTACGTCATCAAGTGGACCAGGAACCAGCCGTCCCCCGAACCGTGCTGCGGCACCCTCGAAGAGTGCCTGCACGTGCTGCACGAGGTCACGGGCAAGAAGCCCGAGCGCGTGTACCAGGGCGAACCGTCCCTTGACAACTACATCAAGCGGTGTAACCGTTGGTACCGGGGAGAGGCGGAGTACTCCGATCGAGCACCCGACTTCATCAACGATCCACCCATCAACATTTCGTACACTCACGCCTCCACCATGCTTGACAAGGACTGGAGGGCTTCCTATACTGCACGTGTTGACATGATTTACAGCTTGGCAACACGCGAGGCAAACCCATGCAACTTCCTGAAGAACATCGATCATCTGCGGATGGGCACGAAGCTGGCCCTGTACAGTCCCTTCTATCTGACGGAGCCGAAGGAGTGGCCCAGCCTGGTACAGGCGCAGCACTTCCTGGTGGCGCACAGGGACGCCGGCGAACTGGACGAAAATCCCGGGGCGCACGAGTTCTCCGGGACGATCGAAAGCCTAGCTCCCGATCTCCGCATGTGATGTTCGAGGACGAGTACATCCGTCTCGTCATCAAGCCGCGCATCGACTTGATCCTTGAGGACGGCGTCGACTCCATCGCGGACCTCGTCAAGAAGTTCAACACCGCCCACTCGTGCCGTGTCTCGAAGGCCAAGGTCACCGAGTGGCTCAAGGCCCTCGACTACCGCATGACGAAGAAGATCGAGTTCAATCGCCCGATCGTGCGGACGCTACGTGTGGGTCAACCCCCACTGGAACAGGTGCCCGAGCGACCGGTTGAGTTCCGCACCCAGCACACCCAGCAGATGTTCAACTTTCCGGCCCCCGCAGGCGTGTTCGCCAACGTGAGGATGCCGGGCTTCGAGGAGTAGAAGAATGACGGTCACGACACATGCAGGAAAGCTGCCGCAACAGCGGTACGCCGGCCTCGGCTTTACCGGGGTCAAGATGATCCATCCGCCGGAGAGGCTCTTCGGTCTCATCTGTGGTCTGCCCGGTGAGGGCAAGTCCCAGTTCATCCACTCGCACCCGGACTCATGGGTGTGCAACATGGACTGCACCTCCTCGCTCGGTGATCCGCAGGCCACGATCTGGCCGGGCATCAACCCGCAGGGCCAACCGATCGACGTCACCAACGAGCCACTCGTGATGACGTGGGAAGCAGTGCAAGCCAAGATCGATCTGCTCTGCAGTCTCGCCAAGAACAACCAGCCGCGCCCGGCCACCGTGTTCTTCGATTCGCTCGGTACATGGATCCCGCTCCTCAAGGACTGGATCACCCGCTCGAACGACAAGAAGGACTGGCGTGAGATGGACGGCCGTCGCTCGTGGGACCAGCTCTACGACATGGTCATCGACACGTGCCTCACGCTCCGTCGCTACGGTTACGGCGTGTACATCGTGTGTCACGTGGTCAACGCCAAGATCCCCCTGGGCGACGACAAGTACACCTTCAAGCCGGAGCTCACGATCACCGACGGCTTCTACAAGCGGCTCTACCCCCTGTTCGAGATGGTCGCTGCCATCTCCTCCGAGTGGGTCACGGAGCAGCGTGAGGTCGCACAGCCTCCGATCGTGAAGGACGGCAAGACCGTGACCCTGAAGCCCAAGCTCATCACGGAGAAGCGCAAGCGGCACATCTTCTCGGTAGACTCCGAACCCCTCGCCGGCATCACGAAGCACCGCGTCAAGATGCCGGCCGAGTTCGAGCTTCCCGAAACCGGCGGCTGGGCAGAGTTCGTTCGCAACTACAACACCAACGCCAGCGCGTAACGCTGGTGAACCTTTCAGTCAGGAGAAGTCAGCTATGGCAAACAGCAAGATCAGCGCAATGTTCGCATCCCAGAAGGCCGCTTTCGGAGACGCCAACCCGGACACTGGCGTCGGTGGTCTCGGTGAATGGCCCGCTGAAGGCGAGCACGACTGCTACGTCCTCGGTCTCGAAATCAACGAGAAGGCGACCTACCGCTTCAGCACCGAGCAGGGTCAGCAGATGGAGATCCCTGCCACCGAGTTCCGTTTCCGGTACCAGCTCCTGAACGACGAGACCAACCCAGACTCGCCGCTCGTGTGGGGTGGCGCACCCTTCACGTTCCCGGACAACGCCGGGCTCGTGACCGCCGAGGGTCGTCGCACCGGTCTCCAGATCGAGCGCAACCGATTCTGCGGCCACCTCTCCACTTTGCTTGGAACCAAGGTCGGAACTGCCGATGGTCTGGACGTGGCGAACGCTGTTGAGAAGGCCGTCGAGATCCTCGGATCCAACAAGCAGGTCGTCGC